GCAAGAAAGGTACGTCCAAAGAAATCTCAAATAGGTAAAAAAGGAGCAAAATACGAACCATTCGATGAAACTATCAAATCATTGAAAGATCTATTTGGATGGGGTAACAGCGATGATGACCCTTGGACAGGTGGGGGTCAATTAATGACAACTGCCGAAAGTCAGCGTTATTTCCAAGTTCCAAGAAAATTTGATATTCAATTCTGTCGTTTTGACTCTCAAGGAACTCTCGTATCTAGTGATGGTGATTTAGACCGTAATCTACATTTCAAGATATATCCTTCAGTATGCACAAACGTTACAGTGAACTATACTCCTGATAACCAATACAACGCTTTAAAGAGGGCAGGTGGTAATTCACTACTAAATGTACCAGCATTAGTATTGAACATTCAATTCACAGAGACTAAACTACTCACAACCGAAGATATAGAGAAGGGTTACTAAATATGGCATATTTTTCACAATTACCAAATACCTATATTGGGGAAGGTCTTACAGATGACGAATCATTCAAATATCGTCTTGTCAAAAATATCTTCAGAAGATGTAAAATCAGAGATGATCTTGAAAAGTACACAACTCTATTTGAAACTACATCTATCCCAGATGGAGTTAGACCTTCAGATCTCGCATTAGCAGTACTTGGAAGTGCAGGACTTGATTGGGTAATTCTTATCGTAAATAATATTACAGACGTATATGAACAATGGCCAAAATCCGAATTTGACCTTCAAAACTACGTAATGGAGAAATACCAAGATCCTGATGATATTCACCATTACGAAACTCTTGAAGTTAAATACAATGATGTAGTTTTCGTCAAAAGAGGTATAGAGGTCAATTCTACTTTTAGAGCAGTATTACCAGATGGAACAACTAAGACAACAGACGAATCAATATATCCAGTAAGTAATTATGAGCACGAGTCATATGAAAATGACATGAAGAGACTTATGCGAATACCTACAGGACAATTGACAAATATGATTACTGACGAATTTGCTAATTTGGTTGCATATGAACCACATTCAGAATTAGATGATCAAAACAATAAAAAAACTGTGCTAAATGTAGCACAGCGATTTATAGACACTAGAGGTTATATTAGTGCTAGTGTGAGTAATCAAGTAGAGCTAGGCACAGTAACCTCATACGATAACGGACCAGGTTCATCAACAATTCAGGTTTAACTGAAAAACCTTTTTGACGAAAAAATATGCCGAGTTTTTTTCAGCGTTTCCTGGGAATCAAAGATCGAATAATATATCAGTCTTGCATGGGACTTCCAGTCCTGTACCTTGCATTGACCATCATACTTTCTAGCTCAATAATATAGTTTGTATTGTGCCAACGTGACTCTTTAATCTCATCCATAGCTTGAGATACTTGACACTCGGTCTGTTGGTCTTCATGGGTGAAATAATCGCCTGACATGTGTATTGTGTTGAATCTTACACACTATTTTATAACGAAACCCTCATAAAAGAGGGTTTTTTTATAATGTTTTAAGTTTTCCTTGACAGATGGTAATAATAGCATCCATCACCATGAGCACCGTACATAGGTGCATAAGTTCTTCTATCAATATGAAATTCATCTTCAATAATCGATTCAAATCTATCAGGAGTGTAACCGTAAACTGGTAACTTACCTTGTGATACATGGAAGATAGGTTCATCAGAATCCTCTCTTCTAGCGAACACTCTGATAAACATTTTACTATTTGATACACCCAATAGAACTCTGTGATATTCTTCTATAATTAAAGTAGTATCTCTTGGATGATTCACATGGAATGCTCCAGCATCAATAAGATAATCAAAACTACCAGTCTTAAAGGGTAAATCTCTTATATCACCATGCACAAAGGTAGCTTCTGGAATCGCTTTAGCGGCTCTATCTACTACAGTCTTTGAAAAATCCAATCCCACTACTTCACATTTAGTTGCAAGGTACTTGGTATTCCTACCATCAGCACAACCAGCATCTAATACTCTTAATGTACTTGGTACATTATACTCCTTAATAAAATTTACTACAGATAGATCTGGAACATAATCATTCTGTACATCCCAAGGTCCACCATCAGGACGTTGTTGGAAGTATCCATCCCAATCTTCTTGTAAAGTCATAATTGATCCTTCAGATATTTTAAGAGGTCATTCTGTCTGATATCAGACTCCACAATAACCTTAGTTTTCTCTGCGATAGCATCCAAGACATTAACGTCAAGACCTGCGAATGGTGGAATGATACCAAGTATGCGAAGTAATCCATCTACAAATAGTGCGAGTGCAGTGAAACCAAGTATCATTGATATGATAGTTGCATCACGATTATGTTTACGCATTGACTCTTCATCTATGCGTCTTGCTTCTGCTAAAGCATCAGCGACCATCTTATCTACTTCTGCTTTAGTATAAAAATCTCCTAGAAATGGTATGTCGTGTTTGTCCATTAGCCACCATCAATATCACATCCAATGTGACTACCAACTACTGCACCTAATGGGATTGCCCACCAACGTCCATCTCCTTGTGAGATAGCAGCAGCAAGACCACCACCTAATATACCACCAGCAATCTTACCATCACCACATTCATTTCCATCACGTGAAGGTCTTCTAACTGGTCTTGAAGGTGTATGACTTGCATACCCTCCATTACAGGGAATCTCTACCCTGTCTTTAAATGTATCAACATAACCTGGATTGTTGTAAGTGCCTGGTACATACTCCTCTCTGTATACATTCTTGTAACAGATCTCAGACTCTGACCATCCTGGTTGAAAAAAATCTTTCCACCCAGCTTGTGCTGGTGTTGCAGACAAGAAGGGTATCAAAAGTAATGGTGTGAACTTCATAAATCTCCTTTTAATATACTAATTATAACAGCAAAAGGAGGATATGAAGTCCTCCTTGTGCCAGTTTATAATCAGTCCTCCTCTGCTAATGAAGCAAAGTATGACAATGTGTCTTCTTCACCGCTTGCTGGTGCAGCAGCGACTGCTTTCGCTTTGAAATCAGTTACTTCTTTACCCCAGTTAGCAGGTGCTACTTCTTCCTCACTCTCATCAACAACAGGTGCTGTACGTTGTGGAGCCTTACCCAAAACAAGACTCAATCTTGCTTTAAGTTGTTCATATGACTTAAAGTTCTTAGCAGCTTCAAACTCAGCAAGTGAGTAGGACTGTTTCCAAATCTTTTCTAGTTCATCATCATCTAGTTTAGCTAGAGTAGCAGGTGCAGCGAACTCTGACTTATCATAGTTCCAGTACCCATCAACCTTTCTAATCTTTACCTTGAAGTCTGCACCTTTCCATAGGTTAAATGGATCCAGTGGAGTCTCGTCAGCAAATGCAGGTTGCATTGCTTCTACTAGTTTGTCAAATATCTTCTTACCGTAGCGGTATAAGAAGACTCTTCCTTCGTTCTCTGGATGTGCAGGGTCACTCACAACATAGATGTTAGAATAGTAAGAGAGTTTTCTCTTCTGTGTTCTAGCAGTTGCCTTGTCAGACTCACGACCACTGTTCCATAGTTCCCTGTTCATTTCACCGACAGGATCATCCTTACCTATAGTGGTAAGAGAGTTCTCGATGTACCACTGACCACCAGGTCCTTTGAAGGAGTGTGACCAGATCTTTGCCCAAGGCATGTCCTCTCCATCTGGAGCAGGAAGGAATCGGATAACGGCATAACCGTTTCCTGATTTATCCAACTCAGGTTTCCATAGACGCTCATCAGCACCTGAACTCTGAGGTTGGTTTAGTTTTTCTATCTCTTGTGTCAGTTTACTAAGACTGCTACCAGCAGAGGCAGCTTTCTTTAGTGAAGCAAATGACATAATCGTATTCTCCGTATTGTGTGTATTGGATTGCTACTGTGTAATCGTAGCATACTATTTAGGTTAGGTCAAGCTGTTGATTTTCTGCTTTCCCTAACGTGTCTACCATAGCATCCATGCAGTCTAAAAGACTTTTATACCCGAATGCTTGAGACAAGGCATCAATCCTTGTTCTCATGTCTGCTGCTTCAGCATCTTCTTTAGCAGCAAGAGACAGTCTGAAATAGAATGTCTTCTGTTTATCAATGAGTACCTTACAACTTTCTATATGCTCTAACCTATCCTCCTTTGACATCATAGGTACTTTATTAGTCACCGATGCTATCTCTTGGTATGTGTTAAATATATCTTGTAAGTTTTCCTGTACTTGATCTGAACTAAAAAATGTCATAAAGGTAATACTCCTTTTGATGATTGTTTCATATAATTTAATCGTTGAGCTTCACACTTCAACCTTTCTTTGAGAGGTTTAGCTAACAGTTTTGGTACTGTTTCTAATTCAATCTCTTTATCTTGGCAGTATGCTACCACCGCTTCAATATAAGTTATCAATCCATTACTTTCATGTACTAGTCTCTCAATTTCTTGAGAGAATTTAGTAGAAGTTAGGAACTTATCTTCTAAAACGTTTTCTTTAGGCATTAGTTTGTCCCCTAACAAAGTCTTCAATGTAGGATTTGAGTAGTTGTAGATAGTCATCAAGATTGTACTTCTGAAATACTTGAACAGATCCGTCTTCAACCGCAATGAGTGTGACAATTTTCTTTACCTCAATACCAGTGAGTTCAAGGAACATTGCTGCGTACGCAGTTTCTTGAACAAAATAATGTTCAACCCAATCTTCCTTCTTTTCTTTAGTGGAGGTTTTAAAATCAATTACTGCTAACTCACCATCAAACTCTGCAATACAGTCTACACGACCAGCAAGTCCAAGATAATGTGAGTAAAGGAAAGTTTCTAAACAGTGTATGTTATCAATGCGATCAAGAGTGGTCTTGGCCGACTGAAACATTCTAACAGACAAAGGGTTATTTGCCAAGTAGCTATCAAGATTTAAATTATCTTTAATATAATCCTCAGTGATACTATGAAAGGCAGTACCTCTTTGTGTTGCTCTAGCAGTAATTTGATTAGCCTCATGCTCACCTACTTTCTTTCTCCAACCTGCGAAGAATGCTGCGTTCTTAAACGATGTGATTGAGGTAACGCTCGGATAATATTTATCAGCACCAGGAATTGGGTAAAATCTTACCCCATCCTTGTTAACTGGTTCAACATCTATCGGTACGATAGGATCATTAACGAAGGTAAAACTCATTAGAAACCAAGATTGTATTTTGTGATTAAGTATTGCTTGACTAGACCAGACCTTACGATGTCATCTAGTCCAAACTCTATACAGGTAAAGTCCTTCATCTCCTGAAGGATTTGTATGAAGTCTGATATCTTAGACTTCTCGGATTCTCTGACCAGATCTGTCTGAGTGATGTCACCACAGAACATAATCTTAGAGTCTTCACCTACTCTTGTTATTATACTATCTAATTCATGAAAATTCAAGTTACTGAATTCATCTACAATAATAATAGCACTGTCAAGAGTAGTACCCCTGATAAAAGATGTAGACCAGAAGTCAATTGTTTCTTGCGTTCGTAAGTTATCATAAAGCATATTAAATGAGTTATCATCTGGCATACCAAACATATACCTCACCATATTCTTGTAAGGTATTTGATATAGGTATGACTTATCTTCATGATCACCAGGAAGAAATCCTATCTCTCTAGTAGGTACGAGTG